CGGCGGGGCCGTGGGCCTGTTTGTCGGCTCTCAGCAGGATGCCGCGCTAAAGGGTGGCAGTGTCAGCAGCGAGCCGTCGGCACAGACTGTGCGCTCGTCGAAAGCCCCGGCTCGGTTCATCCTCGGGCGAGCAAACACCGGTGGCGTTCTGGTCTGGGCCCAGGAGCAGACTGGCGATCAGACCGATGGCGAGTGGGTGCACCTGGTGTACGTACTCAGCGAGGGCGCAATCGCTGGACTGGATGGCATCTATCTGGGCGAGGAGGAGATCGCCACCTACGGTGAATATGCCTCCTACGAGCTGCTGGTAGATCCATCCCAGGTCAATGCCTTCCTGAGGGCGAACTGCCGCGACTGGCGCGACACTCAAATCGGTCGGGGTCTGTCGTTCGTTCGGCTCTCGCTCAAGCACAATGCCGAGAAATTCCCGTCGGGCATCCCTGACGTGCGCTTCGTAGTGCGCGGTCGAAACGATATCTACGACCCGCGCACCGGTATGACCGGCTACAGCGACAACACGGCGCTGCACATGCTCTGGTTCCTGCGCGCCCGGTGCAAAGTGCCGGATGACGAGATTGTTTTCGAGACCTTTGCCAGCGCTGCGAACGTGTGCGACGAGGCCGTGGCCAACGCCGACGGCACGGCGGGCATTCGCTACCGTACCGGTTGTGTTATCGGCGCCGACGAGCAGCGCACCCAGGTTATCCAGAAGTTGGAGGAATCCTGCGCAGGCCAACTGATCCGCGTCGGCGGCAAGTGGATGATGCAGGCCGGTGCCTACTACGGGCCGTATGACTTCGAGATCACCGAGGACATGATCGTCGGCACGGTCTCGGGCACCACCGAGGTCAACAACGACTCTGCGATCAACATCGTCACCGGCACGTTCATCGATCCCTCGCAGACCTGGGCCGAGACCGACTTTCCCGAAGTGCGGATTCAGCAATGGGTGGATGAGGACGGTGGCGAGGCAGCCGAATCGATGTCGCTCGGGTATGTGACCGATGCCTACCAGGCGCAGCGCCTGGCCAATATCAAGTTGCGCCGGGCGCGTGCCGGCGGCTCGCTCCAGCTGCCAATGAACTTTGCTGGCTACAACTGCAGGCCGGGGCGCGTAGTGCGCGTCAATCTTCCGTCCCTGAACATCATCGGGGAGTTCATCGTCACCGACTGGAACATGGCCGCCGACGATGGTTGCACGGTGACGGTCTCCCAATATGAGCCCGCGATCTTCGACGATGCCGTGGGCCAGCCGTACAACCCCATCGGCTTCATCAGCCTACCGGCCGGCGGCCTGGGCAGTCCTACCAATCTGGCCTGGGTGCCCGACGAGACTGCCGAAGTCACCCAGGGCGTGCTGAGCTGGACGCAGCCGGCGGGCATTGTCACGGGTTATGCGGTCACCATTCGTCAGGGCAGCACTGCGGTGCAGGCCCAGCAGGTGCCCGAGACGACTTTGCAGCTGCCGATTGCCGGACTGTCTTCGGGCAACTACACGATGAGCGTTGCCGCGCTGGGTCCGCTGACCAGGTCCGGCGAGGCCAGCATTACCGTGAACATCGACGGCCCGCCGATTCCAGAGGCGTGCACGGTGCAGTCCACGATCGACACCATCACGCTGTTCCCGAGCAACGTGCAGCACGGGCTGAACGGAGGCACCTACGAGTACTTCTACAGCGAAGACCCGCAGGCTCCCGCTGTGCAGGCGACTTACCTGGGGCAAGGCCTCAGCCTGACGCACACCGGCCTGGCGTTCTTCACCAACTACTTCTACTTCATCCGCTCCCGCAACGCCTACGGTGTCAGTGGCTTCCTCAAGATCGCCGCGTCCACCTCGAACGACGTCACCGCCATGCTGGCAGCGCTGTCGGGCAAGATCACCGAGAGCGAACTTGGCCAGGACCTGCTGGAGGAAATCCAGAAGATTCCTGGCCTGGAGGAGCAGATCGCCGCGCTGGATGGGCTCAAGGCCTACGACAAGGATGAGGCCTACCAGAAGGGCCAGATGGTCGTGGTTGATGGCCGCATCTACCAGGCGCTGCAGCCTGTTCCAGCAGACGCCTCTGGTGCGAATGCTCCACCCAATGCCGCGCTTTGGGGCGACGTTGGCCAGTCGCTCGAGGCTGCCAATGGCCTAGCTCAGCAGGTGGCCACCAATACCGCCGACATCGCCGAGGTAGACGGCAAGGTCACCGCTACGGCAGGCAGCCTGCAGGCGCTGCGCGCCTCGGCCCGTGATGACGACGGGGAAGGGGAGCTGCTGGATGCGCTGAAGGGGTGGGACAGCATTGCTAACTACGCCCAAGAGGTCAAGGTGCGCGCAGAGGCCGACTTTGCGCAGACGCAGCGGACCACGACTCTGGAGGCTCGCGTCGGTGGTAATGAAAGCCGTATCACCACGGTTGAAACCACGGTTGCGACCAACCAGCAGGCCACGGCCACGGCGATACAACAGCTGAACGCCTCGGTTGCCGACAACTCGGCAGCGATCCAGCAAACCTCTTCGGCCTATGCCGATACGGCCGGCAAGCTGACCACGATGTGGACGGTAAAGATGCAGCTCAACGCCCAAGGCCAGTACGTGGCGGCGGGTATCGGCTTGGGCATCGAGAACGGCCCAGCCGGCCTGCAAAGCCAATTCCTGGTCAGCGCCGACAGGTTCGCTGTGGTCAACGGGGTGAATGGCACGCTCTCGTCGCCATTCGTGGTGCAGGGCGGCCAGGTCTTCATCAACCAAGCGTTCATCAACTCGGCTTACATCCAGACGATCGTGAACAGCGGAACGCTCAGGTCCCAAGCCGTGGACGCTCAGGGCCGGCCATTGATCGAGCTGAACATGGTCACCGGCGTGTTCACCTTCCGTGGCCAGGATGCCAGCGGCAGCGTGCTCATCAACAACGGCGGGATCTACGTTTATGACGCCAACGGCATCGAACGCGCCGCGCTGGGGAGGATGACCTGATGGCTGACATTTATGGGCTCCGGACGAAGGATGCGTCTGGGGCCATTACTCTGGACACGACCATTACACCGATCCGGTCTCTGAAGATGATGCAGGTCGTGGGAAACAACGCGTTCGACCAGTACATCGCGATACCAGAAATCCAAGCGGCGTCCTTTGTCGTGGTTGACGCCCTGTTTGACGGCGGTGACAACACCTGGAGCCCGCCCGCTTGGGCAACTACCGGACAGCTGCAGCTGCGACAGCCAGGCACCAGGACCTGGCAGGTGATGATCCTGTCGCAGGGTGGCGAGCCGTTTTCGGCAGCAGGCAGTTATGGGATCAGGGCCGCAAACAACAATATCCGCACGCAGATCGACTCGATCAACCGGGTGCTCAGCGTCCGGTACAACGGACGCATGAACATAGGGTTCCAGGGGGCTGGAAGCGGAACTCAAATTCAATACGGAACTGTGACGTTTCCTCAGCCTGTCACCACTTATGAGCGTCCGCTGATCTTCCTGAATGCTGACAACTACATGATGGTCGGAAACTTCTTCGTTACCGGATCCCCCGGAAACTGGACCGGGTTCCGCATCAAAGCCTACAACAACCAGCCAGCACACGGCAGCGTTGCGTTGAGCCCGATGATGATCAACTGGTTCTGTGCTAGCTACATGACGCCGAACACACCAGTGGATGCTTACGGAGCTTCGGTGCGGGACGCGGCAGGTAACAGGACATTCGTCACGTCGGCCAACTTGGCCTTGCTTAACAGCCAGCCAGCCAACAACTCATTCGCGACCGCAGGAACGCCCATCACCGGTGCAGGTTATTACGCCTCGCCGGCGCAAATGGCTTGGACCGGAAATTATGCTGATTACGTTCTTGCGAACGCGCTGTTCTCTGTGACAAACGTTGTGCAAACCACCCAACCATTCAGGGCGAATTTCGGAGGATTTCTGCCTGGAAGGCGCGACGTGCTGCAGATGTACTGCGAAAACTTCGACGGCATCAACGCGCTCAGCGTGAATGGCCGAACCCTCTTTGCATCCCGCCCAATGAAACCTCTTTGAAAGGAAACACGCATGCCATGGTACAGATCAGGCACGGTCGCGATCACGGCCGGCCAAACATCGGTGGTCGGCACGAACACTGACTTCGCCGCGAATGCCAGGGTGGGGGATGCCTTCCAGGGGCCGGATGGCCGCTGGTATGAGGTGGCCAACATCGCGAGCGCTACGGTGCTGAGCATCCTGCCGGCCTACCAAGGGGCTACCGTATCCGCTGGCGGGTATGGCCTAGC